CTTGAGTTTAAACTCAAAACCTTCACTGCCAATCACCCTACCAGCGAACTCACCAAGACGACCCGCAAGGGACTTCGGCTGCGATATTTCAACGCCTAAAGCGTTGCAATACTGCAGATAAACACTCGCTGCGTCGTCATCGGCTATGACTAAGTCATCGCCGAGGATAACGTAGGGTGCGTCCGAAGGGCTGCACCTTCCTTTGAAGCACGACCTTACCAACCAATGGTGGGAAAGGGCGAAAGCAGCAAAAGAAGGGAGCATCCCGAGAGGCTGTCCCACGTTCCATTTCACATTCCCGGTTTCGAGCACTTGTTCCAAATGAGAACCGACGAGTTCTTCGTCGAGCCCATACTGGACGCCTGCAGGAACCCGGGAAAGGAAACAGAACGTATCCACCCACATTCTCATGTTCGACGTGTGCGATAGGCCCATCAAGATGGACCTAGTGAGAGCAAGAGGAAACCGATCAGTAGCTGAAGAAAGATCAAAGGAGTACACCTTCTTTCCTTGCTTCAGCCAATCTCGGACCTTCTTTACACCCGACTCTTGATCGAAAGTGCAATCCTGTTTGATGTTCCGGAGAGCGTCATAAAGACACTTACCCCAGTCACCAATAAGGAATTGCACCCACGACGGAGGGGCGTAGTAGAAGCGGCATTTGCCGTCCTTTTGCACTCGCGCGTACACGTTACCGATGCAACCGAAGGTTGCATTGGTTTTCTGAGTCGTAAGACCGAAGGAGAGAAGAGGTATTTGCCGCAAAGCAAATGGCATCTTCTCAACTTCAACCTGCCACACATGTTCACGCAAGTGAGCTAGTGTATTGGTATCGAAACGGAGTTCCTCCCACTCACGTGAGAGGGACCCGTCCGGGTCTTGCGAACGCAGAGCCAAAGGATTCTTCACCGGAATCACTTGAGGCAATCGAACTTCAGGGAGAGTCGTGTTCGGATTTCCACCGAACCACGACAAGTCGATCTCTAGACGCGGGTTAACCGTGTCTCCTGATAGACCTCCCTCCTGCCAAGTTGGCAGGTCGAGACAGGCGTGTTCGAACTTCTGGATTGCCGCAGGCGTAAGGCGCTCGTTTTCCCCATATAGGGTGAACAAACGCCATGTCTGAACAATCTGGAAGAACTTATTTTCACTTCCGCTCAGAGCGATCCTTTCAGGATAACTCAGAAATCGGTGTGAAATCCACGCCGGTGGTTTAGTCTCTTCCCCAGCTCGGAGTTTCAATAGGTGCTGTACGACAGATTTGCATCTGTCCGCAGCCCAGGCGAAACCCGAGTCCCGGACCCAACGACTCAAAGCTGACCCAAACAATTTCTTGTAAGGGTTAGCGATGAGAGAGTGCGGAGCTAATGCTTGCCTTAAGGCGACTGTCTTCATGAGTAAAACTCCTGATGTGCAGTTGACGCAAAGAAGCGCGAGCTCCTCACCACCCTCTAGACCTCCAGACGAACAGCGGTGTTGCCGATCGACCTTCACG